ATAAAGCAACAGATGAGGCACGAGAAAGAGCTAAGGATAAATTTAATCTGACCGACAATGATTTTCCTTACTTCAGTACGCTTCATGCTTTTGGTAAAAGACAGCTTGGCATGAGTAAATCAGAAGTAATGGATGGAAAAGACTATAGGGAGTTCGCTGATAGTTATGGTGTAGAATTAAAAAGGATAAGCATTGACTGGGAGGGAAATGGTATTATTACCACAGACAATAAATATTTAAAGGATATAACTAAATCAAGAATGCAAGGATTAGAGTTAGATGATTATTATAACAAAGCTAATTTGGAGTATCCATGGCATGAATTTTTATGGGCTCAACAATCTTTGGAGAAATATAAGCAACAAACTGGAAAATGTGATTTCACTGACATGCTATCACAGTATGTAGAATTTGGTCCTACTCCTCCATTAGATGTAGTTATTGTTGATGAAGCACAAGATCTTACTAAATTACAATGGGATATGTGCATGAAAATGTGGAAGGATGCTAAGAGAGTTTACGTAAGCGGCGACGATGATCAGGCTATTTTTAGGTGGGCAGGAGCTGATATAGAACACCTTATAAATCTTAAAGGAAAACAAAGTGTTTTAAAACAATCTCATAGATGCCCAGTAGAAGTTCACAAAATAGCACATGAGATAGTTACAAGAATTAAAGATAGAAGAGAAAAAGAATGGAATCCACGTGATGAAAAAGGATATGTTAATTTTCACTCTTATCCTGGTAGTGTGGACGTAAGTGAGGGAAACTGGCTTATACTTGCGGCATGTAAATACATGTTAAATGATTTTGAAGAAGATTTACGATATAGAGGACTACCCTACACCAAATATGGTAAGCATCCAGTTAGTGAAGATCTACTTAGAGGAGTAGAAGCATGGAATAGGTTGAATGAAGATGAGGATATATCCTATAATGATGTGGATGCTATTTACTCAAACCTAAAGAGTGGAGTTGGAGTTTCAAGAGGTTATAAAAATCTTCAAACCCTAGAAGAAGGGAAATCATACAACGTAGAGGAACTAGTAATGCATCATGGATTGCTTAATACAGGTGTTCCATGGGATGTAGCTTTCACTACAGTAGGGGATCATGACAAGTCTTACATAAGGTCTATGGAAAAGCATGGTGGTTTAAGGGCCGATGCAAAAATAAATTTGAGCACTATACACATGGCTAAGGGTGGAGAGTGTGATAATGTTGCGCTCATGACAGATTTGTCAAGAGCTAATAGAGACGAGATGGAAATTAATTCCGACGATACAAACAGAGTTTTTTATGTAGGTGTTACGCGTGCAAAAAAAGCTCTACATATAGTACAAGCAGACTATGGGGGATTTATAATATGAATAAAGAAGAAATATTAAAGAAAGCTGCTGAGTTAGTCAGCACTAAAAGGGAATCTAGCCATGGAGATGCATTTAAAAATCATTCACAGATAGCCGATTTATGGAGTGTGTTCCTTGATGACAAACTAAAAATAATGAAGGAAATAACGCCGGGTGACGTAGCAGTCATGATGTGTTTATTAAAGATTTCGCGCTCCACCATGGGCGATTTTAACATAGATGATTTTGTCGATGGTGCGGCATACATGGCAATAGCAGGAGAAATGAATGACGTATGATCTATTTAATCAAAATGCAATAAAATCAGAGTGGGTACATCCTACTGAATTTCCTTCCATGAAAGGAAAAAAAGTAGTGGCAATAGATTTAGAGACTTGTGATACAGACCTGAAGAAAATGGGCCCAGGATGGCCTAAACAAATTGGATCTGTAATAGGCATTGCCATATCTAGTGGTGATTTTACAGCATACTACCCAATAGCACATGAAGGTGGGGGAAATATGGATAAAAAACCTATCATAAAATATATAAAAAGTGTTTGTGAAGATGAATCTATACAAAAAGTATTTCACAATGCTCAGTATGATATTGGATGGTTAAGCGTTCTAGGTATTGAAGTTAAAGGATATATTCACGATACTATGATTGCTGCTGCACTTCTTGATGAAAATAGATTTTCTTACACTTTAAATAGTATTGTTAGTGAATTTTTAGGAGGGTTTAAAGACGAAAGAGTTCTTAAAGCTAAAGCTGAGGAACTAGGAGTAGACCCTAAAGCTGAAATGTATAAACTTCCAGCTGAATTTGTTGGAGAATATGCAGAAGCAGATGCTAGATTAACATGGCGTTTGCACGAACGTTTAATAACAGAGATAGAGAAAGAAGAACTTACTAAAGTATATGATATAGAATGTCGTCTTATCCGTGTTATTTTTAATATGACTAGACGTGGAGTACGGGTAGACATGGATAGAGCTCTTGGGCTTAAAAGAAAGTTACTTAATAAAGAAAGACAATACTTGAGAAGAATAAGAGACATTACAGGATTAAATGTACAGGTGTGGGCCGCTCGTTCTGTTGCTGCAGCCTTTGACAGTGCTAATATAGAATATCCTCATACTGAGCTAGGTGCTCCAAGCTTCACACAAACATTCCTTGAGACACACTCCCATGAATTGCCAAGAATGATCACTAAAGCAAGAGTTTTAAATAAATTACAAGGAACTTTCATTGATGGTATTGCAAGATATATTCACAAAGGAAGATTACACGCGCACATAAACCAGATAAGAGGGGATGCAGGAGGATTTGTAGGGGGCACTGTAACAGGTAGATTTTCCATGTATGCTCCTAATTTACAACAAATGCCCATAAGAAATGAATTTGGATCAGAGTTAAGAAAAATATTTATCCCGGAAGAGGGAGAAGATTGGCTTTCAGCTGACTATTCCCAACAGGAGCCTAGAATATTGACTCACTTCGCAATTTTAAATAAGAACGAAGGAGCAACAGATGTTAAAGCTGCTTTTGTTAAGGGACTTGACTTCCACAAACAAACCGCTGAGATGGCTGGAATACCTAGAAGATTGGCAAAGACGATTGGGCTTGGAGTTATGTATGGAATGGGTTATAAAAAACTAGCAGTAGATCTAGACATTAGCCCAAAAGAAGCTAAAGAAATGCTAACCCAATTTAGGGAAAAGGTTCCTTTTATGCAGGGAATGCTAGAAGCGGTAATGCATAGGGCTAATCAAGTAGGATCTATACGAACTTATCTTGGAAGAAGATGTCAGTTTAATCTATGGGAACCTAATTGGTTTGAGATGGACCCTGTTACAAAACAACCAGTGTTCCATAAGGCTCTAGCCCATACGGCAGCTGCTATTAAATGGGGTGGTTCTATTAAAAGAGCTGGTACTTATAAGGCTTTAAATAGATTAATTCAGGGCACTGCTGCTGATCAAACTAAAAAGGCTATGGTGGATATATATGAAAAGCTAGGAGTTACGCCATTAATTCAAGTTCATGATGAGTTGAATTGTAGCGTAAAATCTGATATAATGGCAAAAGATATAAAAGATATAATGGAAAATTGTTTAAAGATGGAAGTTCCCACTAAAGTGGACTATAAAATTAAAACAAATTGGGGTGACGCAAAATGAGTAAACCAGGATATAGAGAACAAGGTAAGAAGCGCCCTAGTAGCGTGAAACAAGGCTTTGCCATAAACCCGGAGCAGATGGAATATGAAAGACGTAAACTTTTGGAAGAGATGTCTACTAAAATTACTAAAAAGAGTCTTAATAATATGGCAGCGGTTGCTGCTACTAAAGAACCAGTCTATAAGGATGAGGAAGGAAAAGAAAGAGAGCCCACAATGCGTGTATTATCACTCGGGGCAGGGGTTCAGTCTTCCTGTCTCGCACTCATGGCGCAAGAAGGATTAACAAAGCACAAGCCAGACGTCATGATCTTTGCTGATACAGGTTGGGAACCCTCATTTGTATATGAACATGTGGAATATTTAAAGAAAGCTATTACAATATGTCCTATACACACAGTAGAAAGAAGTAACATACGAGAGGATCTTATTCGTGCAGCAAATCCTATAAAAGGTTCTAATGAGGAATGGAAATCTTTCGCCGGACGTGTACCTAATCCACCATTATTCGCGGCTCGTCCTGGAGGCAAAGTTGGTATGTTATATAGACAATGCACACATGATTATAAAGTTATCCCCATCCAGAAAAAGATGAGGGAGTTGCTCGGTATCAAACCAAGACACCGAGTTAAGAAAGGAACAATCGTCGAACAATGGATCGGCATATCCACGGATGAAGCAATGCGTATGAAGAAAGCTAGGCTTCCATGGTTGGAATCCCGTTGGCCATTGATCGAGATGAAAATGTCAAGATCGGACTGCTTACAGTGGTACCGAGACATTAAAAAGCATCCTATGCCGGGGAAATCCTCTTGCATAGGGTGTCCTTATCACCATAATGATCAGTGGAAAAATATGCAAAAGAACTATCCAAAGGACTTTGAGGATGCATGTGAAGTTGATGATAAGATAAGACATGGATTAAAAAATACAGAAGCAGAATTGTTTTTACACAAATCAGCGAAGCCTTTAAGGGAAATAAATTTCCTGGAGCCAAAGAAACAACAAGACCTGTTTGGTGAAACATTTGATCCAGAGTTTGCCGATGAATGCGAAGGCCTTTGTGGAGTATGACAAGAGCAGCGTGCGCCCAGGACCTGAGTTTAAATGTTCCGAGTGTGATACATGGTTCAAAAAAATGAAGTATTGGTCAAGTAAAAAGTTTAACTCTATGCAAAAGTATGGTATAATATTCTTCTGTGGACCTGAATGCTCTTTAAAACATTATAATAAATGGCAAAAGTAGGACTAGCAAAACATAAAGGAAGAAGAAAGATAGGTAAGAAGAAAAGAAAGAAAAGATGGAAGAGAAAAAACAAAAAGAGATAACGGTATCTAGAATACCACTCCAAGAAACTAGGGTATTTTATTGGAGATATCCTCAATGGAAAAGTCTAAAGGATAAATTACTTCCAGAAATAATAGAGCACCAGAAAGAGACCCCCGAACCGTTACAAGGAAGCAATGATCTATGCTGGAGAGGTAGAAAAGAATATGAATGTGAAGAAAGCTTATTAGAGCCTGTTGGAATGATAGTCACATCATGGTTAGAAAATTATTTGCCCAAGAAATTATTCGATATAGAGATTAATTATTGGACCAACATAAATAAACCTGGGAGCACTAATATGATACATAATCACGTTATGGCTTCTTGCCATCTATCTGGGGTTTATTATGTTCAATCAGAAAATACAGGGGCTATTAGATTTTATACACATGAACAACTATATAATTTAATTCCTGATGGAATGCCTTATCAAAATAAAATTGGTCATTCTCCCTCAGATGGGGATATATTAGTGTGGCCATCTTATTTACATCATGATGTAGAGGTTAATTTAAGCTCTCAGGATAGAATTAATGTTGCTTTTAATGTTAATATTAAAAGCAAAAAAAACGTAGTAAATTTGGAAGCAGAGAGAAATGAACGAAAAACTAGAAAATAGAATAAACATTAAAACACTTATACCTTTCGGTCCTATAATTTTAATTACTAAAGTCCCAATGTACATTATTGACAATTATAATGAATATTGTGATAAAATAATTGCAGACAAAAAGAAGCTAAAGAGTCAGGATCATGCACATAATTTAGCTGGGAATGTTAAATCAGAGTTTAGAATAGATACAGGATTTATTGAAAAAGAAAAAAATATGAATGGTATTATAAACGCCATGGCTAAGCACATGCTTAGCGCTGAACCTCGTGGTGAAGAAGATATAGTGAGTCTTAGCTATTTGGTTAACAATCCAGTTGGTGAAATATCACTTGGAATTGAAGATATAACAGGCGCACAAATTCTAAGTATGTGGGCTGTCTCGCAATGGGCGGGGGATTTTAATCCTTTACATGTTCACTCAGGGGACTTGTCGGGAGTTATATATTTAAAAATTCCAGAAGGAAGAGATGAAGAGTATGCCAAGGAAGATCATCATCCTGCGATAGGAGACATTCAGTTCATAGCTGGGACACCACAAGCATTCAACAGAAACAATTTAAAAATAAAACCTCATGTAGGGGACATGTTTTTATTCCCTGCGTGGCTGCACCATACTGCCTATCCTTTCAGGACACCCAACCAGGAGAGGAGATCCATATCATTTAACCTTATATATACTAACAATAAGAGTAAAATGGGGGAATACAAAAAATGACCTTTTTCTGGGGAATAAATAGCCTCATAATTGCCCGGTATCAGGTCTTAAGGAGATGACCCGGGTGATTGTATGGTCAGTTTTTATACTTTTTTACTTTTTTCTATTCTTTTTACTTTTATCTGGGTGTGCGTACTTTAAGAAAGAAAAAGTACCTAAG